GTTCCCGTTCTGCTGCATCAAGGGGCCGGTGGTCCGCGTCACCCCGCAGGTGACCTGGCAGAACGGCAAGGCGGTGCAGATCGACAAGCCGCAGATGTTCTGGAACCGGGTGTCGCCGTTCGACGTCTGGTGGACGCCCGGCGTTTCGAATATTGCGGATGCGTCGGTCATCGAGCGCAGCCGCGTCACACGCTCGGATCTCAACCAGCTGATCGGCCTGCCCGGCTACAACCAGGACGCCATACTGGAGGTGCTGAAATGGTACGGGCAGTCTGGCTACGTCGAGGCCAACTCGTCGAGTTCGGAAACGCCTCGGGCGGTTATGGAATCGCGCGAAGATCCGCGTATGAACCAGTCCGGCATGATGGACATGCTGGAGTACCACGGCTACGTCCAGGGCCAGATGCTGATCGAGCAGGGCTTCACGCCGGCGCAGATCCCGGACCCGCTGAAGGACTACTTCATCGACGCCTTCAAGATCGGCCGCTACCTGATCAAGGTCCAGCTGAGCCCCTCGTTGCGGAAGCGGCCGCCCTACTATGTCACCTCATTCGAGAAGGTGCCTGGCACGGTTGTCGGTAACGCACTGCCGGACATCCTGCACGACATCCAGGATGCCACCAACGCCGCGTTGCGCTCGCTGATCAACAACATGTCGATCGCCAGTGGGCCGCAGGTGGTGGTCAACGACGATCGCATTGCCGATAACGAGAACGGCGACGAGCTCTATCCGTGGAAGCGCTGGCATGTGGTGACCGACCCGCTCGGCGCCAACAACGGCCAGCAGCCGGTGGTGTTCTTCCAGCCGGCCTCGAACGCCCAGGAGCTGCTTGGTGTCTATGAAAAGTTTACCCAGATCGCTGACGAGCTGTCGGCGATCCCGCGCTACATCACCGGCTCGGAGCGGCTTGGCGGTGCTGGTCGTACCGCCTCTGGTCTGGCCATGCTCATGGGCAACGCCGCCAAGATCCTGCAAACCGTCGCTGCCAACATCGACGGTGACGTCATCGAGCCGGCCGTCACTGAGCTTTACGACATGGTCATGCTGACCGACACCACGGGGATGCTGAGGGGCGACGAGTCGATCGTCGTGCTCGGCGTCAACGTGGCGATGCAGCGCGAGACGCAGCGCCAGCGCCAGCTCGAATTCCTGCAGATCACCGCCAACCCGATCGACATGCAGATCACCGGCGTCAAGGGACGCGCCGAGGTGCTGAGGTCGGTTGCCGGCGGCATCGGGCTTGACGGCGAGAACATCGTGCCGCCAGAAGAAGAGATCAAAGCCATGCAGGCCGGACCGCCGGGGGCTCCCCCCGGTGCTCCGCCCGGCGCTCCGGGGGGTCCCGGTGCACCCCCAGGTGCGCCGCCCGGCGGTCCGCAGGCTCCGCAGACCAACGTGGTCGGCGCAACGCCGGGTGCCGGGCCCGGCACTCCGCCCAACCCAGCACAAGGACCAGCGTAATGGCATCTGGATTCACAATGGTGCCCACCGTGGCACGCAAAGGAGAAATCTCAATGGCGAAGAACAAGCAGACCAGCTCGAAGCCAGCTGGCGCATTCGAAGTGAAGGGTGGCCCGTCGGGCAAGATGCAGAAGTTCTCGGGCGCCAGCCCGCAGAAGCCCGGCGTCACCGCGCGTACCAACTCGGCTGGCAAGGGTGCTCCGTTCGCCAAGGGTGGACCGTCTGGCAAGATGGCCAAGCAGACGGCCGTCAAGCCGCAGAAACCCGGCCGCTCCAGCCAGAGCTAAGCCGATGGCCCGCACGCCGCGTGCCAAGGTGTCGATGACCTCAGGGCAGGGGATCTCCCGGCTGTCCTACCAGAAGGGTTATGCCCTGAAGGGCGATGGCCCGAGCGTCGACACCAAGTTCTCGAAGGGCGAGGCGCCGCGCCGCCAGTATGGCAAGACAGCCAAGGCGAGTGGCCCTGGCTTCAACGTGTCGTACGGCGATACGCTGGAGCCAACTGACCTCGAAGACGTCAAGGCGCTCGGCGAGGGCAAGCCGCAGAAGAGCTGGGATCTCGGCCGCAAGGCTGGCAAGAAACTCAAGTAGGAGGCTGACATGCCTGGAATCCAAGACCTGATGGCTCAGCGCGGTGCTGCTGTCGGCCCGAAGGGGCCACCTCCTGCACCCGGTGAAGGCGCACGGCCAGTGCGTCCGGCTGGACCGCCCGACGTTTCCCGTCCTGGCCCGATGATGCCACGCGGCGGTGGAGGTGGCCTCGGTGACAAGATCTCGCAGTTTGCGCGAGATAACCCGAACGCCGGCGCCAACGTGCAGAAGTTCCTCGGCGACAACCCGAAGCTGGGGGCGTTCGCCCAGAAGTTCCAGGCGAGCCCGCTCGGCCAGAAGATCGCCGCAAGCCCGTTCGGCCAGAAGATCCAGTCGGCGTTCGGCGGCCCGCCCAACCGGCCGACCCCGACGCGCGATTCCTACGCGGCGCCAACCCGGCCGGCAGATCCGCCGGTCGCGCAGGCGTTCAGGAAGGGCGGCATGGTCAAGAAGGCTGCCAGCGCTGACAGCGGGCATGTGAAGTGGCGGTGACGTCGGGCAAGAAAAGCCGCCTGCTGCCGACACGCGGCGGACTGAAGGACCTGGACAAGGGCCAGCGGACGATCATCGACTACGCGAAGGCGAGCCCGATCAGTCCGACTGAGCAGCAGCCGAACGTGATCCAGAACCTGGCCAAGCGCTGATGGTCACCGATCGCGTCATCAAGGCGGCGATGGCGCTCAGGGCCGAGGCGCCACGGGGCTGGGAAGAATTCATAGCTGCGCTGCAGGAGCAGGCAGCCATGGCCACCAGCGATATGCTGCGCTGCCAACCGGAGATGCTGACCCGGGCGCAGGGCATGGCGATCGCTAGCAACGAAATCGCGAACGCACTGGTCGACGCACCGAACCGGTACGAGAAGCTACAAGGAATTATCCGCAATGGCCGACCCAGTACGCAGCCCCGTGTCTAGCCCAGAAATGCCGGCTCAGCTGAAGCGGGAGATCGCTGCAGCTGAAGCTCTACGCACTGAGATGGAGAACGCGCCTCCACTCGACGAGGGTGCGCCACCCGCTGCCGCGCCTGGCAACGACGGTGTACCACCTCAGCCGGGGGACCAGGGACAGCAGCCCCCGGCTGAGGGTGACGAAACGGCTGATCAGCGGCTTCAGTCCATGATCGGCCGGCTCAATCAGGCGAACAAGACCAACCAGGCGCTGGCCCAACGGCTGGAACAGATGGAGACCCTGATCGCCTCGATGAAGGTGCGCGGCGCCGAGGAAGATCGGCCGCCGGCAGCGGTGCCGAAGGTGAAGCCGAAGCTGGTCACCGAGCAGGAGGAGCAGGAATACGGCCAGGAGCTTTTGACCGTCGTCGGCAAGCGGGCGCGTGAGGAGTACATCCCCGAGTTCGAGGATCTTAACGACCGCATCAAGCGCCTCGAAGGCCGCGTCGACGGCGTCGGCACGGTGATGGAGAAGAACAAGACCGCTGAGCTGTGGGGCAATTTGACCGCCGTCATTCCGCAGTGGCGGCAGATCAACAAGCACCCCGACTTCATCAACTGGCTGGCGCAACCGGATACTTTTTCCGGCCGACGGCGCCACGATCTGCTGAAAGAGGCGTTCGCTGGACACGAAGCGAAACGAGTCGTATCGTTCTTCCAGGGATTCTTGACTGAGGCTGCCGGCCTCCCGCCAACGTCCCAGGCTACGGACCCTTCAGCGCCCCCTCTACCCGGCAACGGGAATGGCAGCGGGAAGCCCACCCTGGAACAGTTCGCGGCACCCGGCAGAGCCAGGTCGGCGCCGCAGCAACTGCCGCCCGATAAACCCTTCTACACATCCGCCCAGATTGCGAAGTTCATGGATGATAAGCGGACGGGTAAGTACCGGGGACGCGAAGCCGACGCCGAGGCGATCGAGCGAGACATCTTTCAAGCTCAGCATGAAGGGCGAATCCAGTAACCGCTAATTCAAGCGAGGGTTCGCTATGCCATTTCCAGTCGCAGGTGCGGGTACAACCCCGCCCATCTATCCCACCGGTGCGTTGACGCCTAATCCGGCGTATTCTGGCACCTTCATCCCTGTGCTGTGGTCGACGAAGCTGATCGAAAAGTTCTATGCGTCGACCGTGCTCGCAGCGATCAGCAACACGGACTACGAAGGCGAGATCAAGAACAAGGGCGACAAGGTCATCATTCGGACCAAGCCCTCGATCACGATCAAGAATTACATGGCCGACGGTCTCCTGGAGATCGAGCGTCCGACCTCCAACATCGTTGAGCTGCCCATCGACAAGGGCAAATACTTCAACCTGATCCTCGACGACGTCATGGAGATCCAGTCGGATCTGAACATGATGAACATGTGGTCGGACGATGCCGCCCAGCAGTTTAAGATCGTCGTCGACACCGAAGTCCTGAAGGGCCTGCTTGGCCAGGCTGACACCTGGAACAAGGGCACCACCGCCGGCGCCATCTCGAAGAACGTCAACCTCGGCGTCACCGGCACACCGCTGGCGATCGTCGCTCGCAACCCGGCCGGCACTGCTGGCAAGGTCGAAATTGTTGACCTTCTGGTCAGACTTGGCCAGGTGCTCGACGAGCAGAACATCCCGGAGACCGGCCGCTGGGTCGTGCTGCCGGCGTGGATCAGCTCGCAGATCAAGATGTCCGAGCTGCGTGACGCTTCGCTCACCGGCGACAGCGTCTCGATCCTGCGCAACGGCCGCCTCGGCATGGTCGATCGGTTCACGATCTACGTGTCGAACCTGCTGCCGTCCGGCACCGCTGCCGGCCTGGCCGCTGGCGAGTGGGTCGTCTACGCTGGTACCCAGCACGGGCTGACCTTCGCGTCGCAGATCAACAAGGTCGAAACGCTGCGCTCCGAGCTTACCTTCGGCACGCTGCTGCGCGGCCTCCAGGTCTACGGCTACAAGGTGCTCGACGGGAAGGCACTTGCACAGGCGATCGTAACACCGGGGTAAGTTTGATGCCTGCACTGGAGACGGTTGGACAGTATCTAGCTGAGTCCCGCCGCCTCCTGCAGGACGAGTTCACACCCTATCGGTATCCTGACAAGGATCTCGTCGAGGCGTTGAATATCGGCCTGATGGAGGCCCGCAGGCTCCGCGCGGATTTGTTCCTGCCCCTGTTCGACGTGCCGACGTTTGACACCGTCGGCGCGATCGACCCTGCAAAAGTGGTGACGATGGACCCGATGTACCGGTCCTCGTTGATCTACTACGTCGTCGGGCGCATCCAGCTGCGCGATGACGAACCGACTGTCGATCAGCGGGCTGCCAGCCTGCTGCAGAAGTTCACAGCCCAGCTGCTGACGGTGGCCTCATGAGCAGCACCTGCGCACCCACTGATCGCCTCCTGCAGACGCTTCGTGTCCACGTACCGGGGGTCACCGACCCGATGCTGGACATCGAGCTGTTCAACGTCATGGACGAGTTCTTCCGCCGCACTGGCGCGTGGCTGCACCACGACGATGTGATGCTGGAAGAGGGCGCCATCGAATACACCTACGGCGTGCCGGCGGGATCGCAGCTGGTGCGTATGGTCGCGCTCGTCCACAACAACATTCCGGTGCCCAAGGCGAATTCCGCCGTCGGCACCATCGCCACCGGTACCGGCACCATCGACCCGGCGCTGGTGTTCCCCGACGGCGATGCGGCGTACGCGCCCGATCGGCTCGGTGTCATTGGCGGCAACCCGGCCATCTTCAGCTGGGCGGTGTTTCAGCCCAACATGATCTCGATCAACGTGCCGTCGGCGGATCTCACGCAACACCCGGCGCAGCTGTGGATGCAGCTCACCGTCGCCAAGGACTGCCTGGAGTGCGACAGCTGCGGTGACTGGGCGGTGCCTGACTGGGTCTGGGACACCTATTTCCAGGAGTTTCTCGACGGCACGCTCAGCCGCCTCTACGGAATGCCGGCCAAGCCGTGGGCGTCCAACAGCCACGCCATCTACCACGGCCGCCGCTTCCGCAATCAGATGGCCACCCGCAAGCAGGAGGCGACGCGTGGCTTTGTCTACGGCGCCCCTGGCCCGTGGCGGTTCCCTCAAGGTTGGAGCCGGTGAATGGGGAACGCCCTTTACAACAACGCTGCACGGGAACTCGCCCTCGGGCAGCTGATCTGGCCAGACACCGAGTTGGTGCTGGTCGCCTGGGGGGACGCGCCGGTGTTCAATCCTGCGCACGCAACCGTCGCTGACCTCAAGACCGCCACCGGGTTAACCGAGCTGGGGTACTCCCTCCCAATCACGGACAGCTCGGTGGCGGTCGACGGCACCTGCCAGACCAACCAGGTGGTTGTCCCGGGTATCCCGATCGGCCCCGACGTGACCTGGTTCACGCTGTGCAGGGCCGGCGCTACGCTCGCCCTGGCCGAGCTGATCCTGTTCGTCGACGACGCGCTCGAACTGCCGTTCGTGCCGAACGGCCTCGACCTGGTGCTGCAGCCCGACTGGACGCTTAACCGCGGGTGGTTCAGGCCATGACGGTGCACCCTGACCTTTACGCCGGCTACAACACGGCGCCCAACAATGGCGACGAGGTCGACGGCGCTGGCGTCAACGATCCGCCGGTGTCGCCGATCTGGGTGTCGGCAATGGTTTCGAAGCCGATTCTGATCGTCACCGAGGAGATGCTGGAGGTCTTTGAAGGCTGCGCTGACTATACTGCCCGCAAGCAGGTCGACACCGTGGTGATCCCGAGCGAGTTCGAGACGCTGACGATCCGGGAGAAGAAAGCCGCATGAGCAACGTGGTCAAGACTTTCCGCAAAGCAGCCATCGAGCGCCGCCGGCTCTACCTCGACTATTCGTGCTGGCTGGAGGAATCCGAGCAGCTGGTCGACCTGCAGGTCACGGTGTCGCCGCTGACCGAGGAGGCGCCGATCGCCATTACCAGCGGCTTCCCCGACGCCACCAACAAGAAGCTGGTGATCTACGCCAGCGGTGGCGTGCCGCACACCGACTACACGCTGTCGATGATCATTCGCACCGACGGCGGCCAGGTCAAGAAAGACGACATTGGACTGAAGGTGACACCGTAATGGGCATGAACCTCGTATTTGCCAACAACGCGTCGTCGCGCCTCAAGGTGGCGTCGCTTCCATCCGACACGACGATCATGGTGCGCGAGGGCGAGGGCGCCCTGTTCCCGGCGCCGATCGATGGGAAGATCGCGGTCATCACGCTCGAAGATCGCCGCTCCGGCCAGATCGAGATCGTCCACTGCACGCTCCGCGTCGGCGACATCCTGACCGTCGTGCGGGCGCAGGAAGGCACGGCCGCCCAGCACTTCGCGATCGACGCGACGGTGTCCAACCGTCTCACCGCCGAGACGATGGTGACCCTGATGAATTCCGGCGCCCAGGGGCCGCAAGGTATCCAGGGCGAGCAGGGGGACGTCGGTCCGGTTGGGCCTGAGGGACCGCAGGGAATCCAGGGCCCACAGGGAATCCAGGGACCGCAGGGCGATGTCGGTCCGCAGGGACCGATTGGCGACACTGGCCCACAGGGTGCCACCGGCGCTCCCGGTGCCGACTCGACGGTGCCTGGCCCGCAGGGTGTGAAGGGTGACACCGGCCTTCAGGGTCCCACTGGCGTGCAGGGACCGCAGGGCCCGCAGGGCATCAAGGGCGACAAGGGCGACAAGGGCGACAAGGGCGACCAGGGCATCCAGGGCGTGCAGGGTCCCAAGGGCGACACTGGTGCGCAGGGAGCCGCCGGCCTGGGTATGAATATCAAGGGCACGCTGCCCAACAGCGCCGCTCTGCCACCGACCGGCAACACGGTCAACGACGCCTGGGTGATGGCTGACACCGGCCACGTCTGGGTGTGGAATGGCACTGCGTGGGTCGACGCCGGTCCGATCACCGGTCCGCAGGGGCCAGCTGGCCCGCAGGGCCCGACTGGCCCGGCTGGTGCAACTGGTCCGGCTGGTATCCAGGGGCCGAAAGGCGACCCCGGCATCCAGGGCATTCAGGGTGAGCAGGGGCCACCTGGCACCGACGGCAGCCCCGACACCGGCGCCCAGATCCTGGCCAAGCTGGCGCCAGTAGACGGTGCCTCGTCCGGCCTCGATGCCGACCTGCTCGACGGCCAGCACGCCTCGGCGTTTGCAGCAGCCGTGCACACGCACACCACGGCGCAGATCACTGGCCTCGATACCGCGCTGGCTGGCAAGGCGCCGACGGTGCACACCCATGCGCAGGGTGACGTCACTAACCTGGTCAGCGATCTCGCGGCGAAGGCTCCGCTCGCCTCGCCGGGGCTGACCGGCACGCCGACGGCGCCGACCCCAGCGGCTGGCACCAACACCACGCAGATCGCCACCGCGGCGTTCGTCACGGCGGCAGTCGGGCTTGTGCCAGCCACCGCGAAAGTCACGATTGCCGACAATGACCGCATCGTCGGCCACGACAGCGCCGCTTCCTACGCGAGGGTCCAGTGGACGTGGACGCTGTTCAAGTCGACGCTGAAGACCTACTTCGACACGCTCTACGCGACCGTCGCGCAAGTCGCACCGCTGTTCAACAGCTTGCGCCTCGCGCCAGCGCAGGGTAGCTACGTTTCCAACCCCGACTGCAACAGCTTCCTCGAAACCGGCTGGTACAGCTTCGGCACAACGTCACCCAATGCACCTCTGGCGACCTACGGCTCGATCATGGTGACGGCGCTGCACTCCGCGTTCGTTAACCAGACAGCGTTCATTCAAAGCCCCAATCAAATTTTCACTCGCGCTTACACGGGGACATGGGGTCCGTGGATGAGGGTGATGACAGGGGCCAACGTGGTCGTCTCGACCGCTGCTCCTTCCGGCGGCTTCGACGGCGACGTCTGGTTTCAGGTGGTCTGATGCCGGCGGGCGGGAAATTCGGCGGCACTTGGCGGGACGTTCCCCGGAGCCGCGCCTTCGTCAAACACGCTGGCGTGTGGAAAAATCCGAAGCAGGCGTGGGCGAAACGCGCTGGCGTCTGGCAGCCTGTTTTTTCCTTGGTCAAGTCGAAGGTCGGCAGCTTCAATACCGGAACAGGCAGCACCGCCATTGCCGTCACGGGTCTCGGTTTCCAGCCCAAGCTCCTCCTGTTCTTCTGGAGCGGCACGATAGGAACCACCGACGTGATCGTGGGCGGCGATCAACGGCGCGGCGTTGGCTTTGCGGTAAGCCCCTCCATGAGAGGCGTCGTCGCCCAATGGGACGGGGATAATCTCGGAACATCGTTGTGTTCCCGGTCGATGTTTAATGATTGCTGCGTTGAGCTTCACAAGGATGACATTGTCGACGGCAAGCTCGATTTGACGTCAATGGACGCTGACGGGTTCACCTTGGCCGTGGATAATGCGTTCGGTTGGGACTACCGCATTCATTATCTTGCAATTGGCGGCGATGATGTTGTCGCGTCGGGCGGGCTGATCACGACAGCAAGCGCCCCCGCAAACTATGATGTGACCACACTCGGGACGGCCCCTGGTTTCCTGGGGATGATTTCGCACGGCTACAACACCATGGGTAACGCAAACAACGACAGCAACAACAACCGTAATATGTATGCCTTCTCGGATCTGGTGGGTGACGTCAGCATGATGCTCAATCCACAAAAGGGTGCGGCGAACGCAAACATCATTACTGCACTTTTTAACACCATGTTTTATATGGCTAACGTAACACAGGCCACGACCTCGCCGCTGTCGAACGGCTTCAGGACGGCGTTTTCGCTTCTGAACGCGGTGAACTATTTCCTTTGGTTTACCTTGCACGGCGTGAAGTCAAAAGTCGGCACGTTTCTGACCCGTACCGACACGACACCGCAGGCCATCACCGGCCTTGGTTTCAGCCCAGCGGCGATCATCTTCATGTCGCATGGTGACCCTGGCATCAATAATGAAGCATCGAGGTCAGACCGGGGATCGGTGGGCGCTGTCGACGCTTCTCTCGGGCAGCGTGTCGCTTCCGCGCATTCGCAGAACGGCCCGACGACGACGGTCGTCGGCGTCGGTCACAACAGTGCAGGCGTCTACCAGACCATCACCGACACCGACGTTCAGGACGGTCTGATGCAGATCAATTCTCTCGACGGTGACGGGTTCACGTTCCAGATGTCGGACCCCGACCCGGCGGCTCGGTATGTCGCCTACGCGGCGATAGGATAGCTCCTGAAAGGAGAAGTGCCATGAGTGTTCTTACTGCATTCGTTTACCTGATCGTGGTGTGTGGTGCCGCCGCGCTCGCCTACTGGGCGGTCGACAAGCTCGGCACGCCCGACCCGCTCAACCGCATCGTCAAGGTGATCGCCATTATCATCGCCATCGTCGTCGTGGTGATCATCGTGCTCAACATGCTCGGAATGGGGAGCGGGCTACCGCCTTTGGCATGACACTACCGGAAGCAGGCAAGGTGATTGACGCCATGCAGGGCAACCCTGCCCTGCTGGCCGTCATCGTGTTACAGCTGGCCACGCTGGCAGTGGTCTATTTCGTCGCCAGCGCCAACGCTGAACGGTCAGCGGCGCGTGAGATGGCACTGATCGACGCCTGTGGGGCAAGAGAGGGGACCCAATAGATGGCTACACCGATTCCTCCCCCGCTTGGCCAGGTGAAGCCTGGTGAGCTCTACGTCGATCTGGCAACGCGCACGCTGTGGCTCGGCGTCGACGAATCCGTCAGCGAAGACCGCGCCGTCCTGATCTCGAACATTACCGGCTCGACTGACCTCGCCGCTGAGGTGCTGCTGCAGGCCAACACCTACACGGCGGACCAGGTGGCGACCCGTTCACCGGTCGGCCACAAGCACGTCTCCACCGACATCACCGACTTCAATCCTGCCGTTGACGCCCGCCTCGCCGCCTCGCCATCGGCGGCGAAGTTCGAGCGCGGCATGGTCATGATGTACAGCGGCCTGCTCACCGACATCGGCGTCGGCCGTTTCGCCGGCTGGGCACTCTGCGACGGCTCGACCCACAACGTGCCGGCGATACCACCGGCCACCGGGATGGTGCAGGTCACGACACCCAACCTCAGGGACAAGTTCGTCGTCGGCGCCGGCAACAAGCTGATCGGCGCGGTACCTGCTGCCGACGGCGTCCTCATCAGCGGCGGCACCCACGTCCACACCATCAACCAGACGATATTGGGGATCGAGCATATCCCCAGCCACAACCACGGCGGCGCTACCGGAAATGACAGCCCGAACCACGCGCACCCGGTCAACATCGTCACCGACGCTCAAGGGCAGCACCAGCACAACGGCCTGGTGGTGAAGGGTTCCAGCAACGACGCTGGCAGCGCAGGTCCGTACGTCGTCACCAACAGTGGCGGTGCCAACGGCGACCAGAACAACGCTGGCCGCACCGTATTGGACGGCATTCACTCGCACACCGTCGCCGGCAACACCGGGGTGCCGTCAACCCCGCATACGCACGTCATCACGGCCGTCGGCGGCGGCCAGGGCCATGCGCACACCATCGTCGGCGGCGGTGGCATCCACGAGCACCCAGTTTCCTCAGCGCAGCTCAGGGAGGGCCTGCCCTACGTGGCGCTGGCCTACATCATGAAACTCTAGGAGAACCCCAATGGGACGTTCGCAAAGACATATGGTCGAAACGCAGGGCAACGCTGCGACAGGGTCGGCGGTCAACCAGGGCGTCGTTGCGCCGGGCCTTCTTCTGCAGGCGACGGACGCGCCGGCGAGCGCAGATCCGCTTGAGGTTTTGCGTGGCATCGAGAACGTCGAGGTGCCAATCGGGGAACCTGGCGGGCCACTGGCCGGCTCATCGTTGACAGGCCCGGTCCCGTCGGACATCGACACTGGCGGTACCGACCCCGAGCCGGAGCCAGATCCCACGATCCGCATCGTCGGCTTCGAGCCGAACGACATCCCGGCGGGTATGCCTGACCTCACAGTTGCCGTGCTTGGTGAGGGCTTCGAGGATGGCGCCGTGATCATCTTCGGCGGTGCCATGCAGGCGACCGAGTTTGTCAGCGAGAACCGGGTGCGCTTCCTGTGCGACGTGTCGGGTGCCACCCCTGGAGACGTGGCGGTGACGGTGCGCAATCCCGCCGGCGCAGAGAGCGAGGCGGCGACGTTCACCTTCGCCGAGCCTCTCGCCGCCGATGAAAACACGACGAAGTCGAAGCCGAGGTCTCGCAAGAGGAAGTAATGCCAACCCTGAAGATCCAGGACTTCTCCGGTGGCATTCCGGTCAAGGGCGACAGGGCGATCCCTGACGCCTTCGCCGTGACGTCGGTCAACACCTGGCTCTACGGCTCCGAGCTGCGCGGCATCCGGCCACCGGAGAACATTATCGACTGCCTGGATTCGACGCGCAAATCGTTCCGTGTCCCCAAGCGCACCGTCGGCGGCGACCCCGATTTCCCCACGTTGGTGCCGCCGCCCAGTTACCTCGGCGACAGCGTGTGGGTACAGTTCACCGACCACGACACCGACATCGTCAAGGGGCAGCTGGTCGAGGACAGCTACGAACGCTACTACTTCTGCTCGCCAAC